CATTTCTCTGTGTGAAGACTTGGTTAGCTACACTTGCACTTGAGGCAGTACCAGTTACACTACCAGTCAAGTTACCAGTGACATCACCAGTAATATCACCAACGAAACTAGAAGCGGTTACAACACCAGCGTATTGTGCGTGTCCATCTTGAGTAATGGTGACAACACCAACTCTACTGGTAGTAACACCAACACTTGTACCATAAGTAATATTACTATCACTGGCAGATGGCACATTTCTGCCATCCCCAGTATCACTACTTGTTGCTAGACTATATGCAAAGACATCTACTCCAGTTGGACCAAGAGCCTCGTTGTTATTATTACTTGTGTAATCAGGATCATCAAAACTGAAGACAGCAAACCATGCATTATCTTCTTCAGAGAAGATAATCATCCTATCTTCTGAATCAGTTCCAAAGGTTGCCGTATAATAGTAGTAATTACTATTAGTGTTGAACAGTGCATTACCAGAACTTACTGTTCCAGTATCAAGAGTAAATCCTGTACTTTGTCTTTGGTATGTTCCGTTGAAAGAGGATGGTGAAAAACCAGATACAGTTACCTCAGTGTAGTCTGTTGATGATCCACCACCACTGGTTACAATTCCTGCATAGGTAATTGACCCACCACCGTAATTCTCATCCCAGGGGTTTAGAACAGTTACTGTGGTTGCAATACCAACACCACCAGTATCTTTTCTAGTAAAAAGTTTTCCGTCGTAAGTATTAAGAGCTAATTCGCCTAGCTCTAGATTCGCAAGTCCTGGTGCCTTATGGGCGACAGAAGACCTCTTAAACTTAACCTTAGGGGCTGCCATGATTTACGGTATATACCTATGTTAAACACTTATATAAGTGTTGTATTATTTATCAAAAAGACCCAGCGTCCTTTGTGGTTTGTGTTTTTCTAGTAGTTTTAGTTTTACTCAACTTTTCAATTTCTTCTTGTTGTATATTGATTCGTTCGGCCAACTGTTCAATTGTATCAGTCAGTTGTCTGATCTTTGCGTCAGTTGCAACACTTTGATTGAAGAGTTCTACAGACTTAGTTTGATAAGATGCAATCAAGTATTTCAGATCATTTTCAGTCATAAAAAAAGAGGGTCATAAGACCCTCTATTTAGAGATATGTAATTAGAATCAGAACGAACCACCGTCGATGCTGATGTTCTCAAGGGCTCTAGTCGTACCAGAACAGTTGATGACCTGTGTATTACCAGCACAGTCATTAACATACAGAGAACCAACTTCAAGAGCACCTGCGGAAGAGTTAGTCAGAACACCAGTACTCTCAGAAACTTCAGCTGCAACTACGATTCTGGAAGTCGAGTCATCCCAGAAGACAGCCGCCTTCTTAGCCGAGGAGGTGTAGTAGTTGAAGATAACACCGATGTCCTTGTTCAGGTCAGAACCAGGAGCCGAACCATCAACCATACCCAGTTCAAGGAGTTGGTCTTCGATGGTTGTCTGAGATGTATTGACCTGTGTGGTAGAACCATTAACAATCAGGTTACCAGCAACAGTCAGGTTTTGACTCAGAGCAACAGCACCAGTACTGTCGGATATTGTGATAGCCGCTGTACCGTCTCTTGCCTTCAGGTTAGTGGCTTCAACTGTAGGAACATCAAGTTGAGTTGTGATGTTGACCGTATTGGGAAGACCAATTGTGATGGACTGACCAGAAGCGGATGTCTCAACTTCGTTAGATGTACCAGAGACTGTCAGAGTTTGTGATGTGGCAACTGAACCAGTACCAGAGTCACCAGCGGTGGAAACTGTCAGGTCAACAGCTGCAATAGAAGTATCAACGAAATCCTTAACAGCCGCGGATGTTGGAAGGGATGTATCGTTGTCATTGGAACCAATACCCTCAGATTCCAAGACAACAGCAGCTGCTGCCAAGTCAGCTACCTCTACATTGGATAATGAGTTACCAGAACCGTTAGCGTCAAATGTTTTGTTTGTAAGAGTTGATGATGAAGCTGCGGTAATGAATTCAGAGGTGGAGTTGTCGTAATTGGCCAGGTCGTTATCAACAACCAGGTCAATAGTACCATCAGCGTCTTGATAGGTTGCAGTGATGAGTGTCTCAGTGTTACTTGAGAACATCGCACCAGCGATATCCTGAATTCTTTCTGCATTTACAGTAACATCACCAGAGGTTACAGTAAAGTCTGTACCATCGAAGGATGCAATACCCTTATTGGTTTCGGTTGCGTCTTCTGCCGCGATGGTGATAGCGTCATCACCGACAGTGGTGTCAATACCCTCACCACCAGTGAAGGTTAATGTGTTGCCAGTAGTAAATGTATCGTTAGAACCAGAGTCAGCAGCTAGTGTGAAACTTCCAGATGGAATTGCTGCGTATCCAAGTGTATGTGTGGTTCCACTTACATTAGTAATTTTCAGAAACTGGTCTTGACTACCAGAGGCAGGCATCACATAAGTGGCATCAGCACCCAGAGAATCGGGGGACTTAATTGTAATAGCATTAGTACCGTTGTCGGTACCTTCTACGAGTTTGACTCCAGAACCTGCCGTGGCAGAACCAACGTCCCAAAATCTTTGTGAACCAACGAATTGATTATTACTTGTTGTGGAGTCGATACCCACATAGAGGTCGTAAGAGTCGGTTGTAAAACCGGGTTCACCAGCCCTGAGACCAGGGAGATTAGCAATAACACCTCTCTTAAACTGAATTACAGGTGCAGCCATTTCCTAAAATTTAATATATCCGTTATATGTATTTAGATAGGTAATATTTTAGAATGACCCGCCGTCTAAATCAATGAGTTGAAGATTTTCCACTGAAATCTGTTCTTCTATCTTATCAACAAACACATCAGAGATGTCACCATCTTCTGCTGCTGTATCAAGAATATCATCAGCACTTACAAGTTTGAATCTGTCCTCTGATGCATTGTATTGAAGGACAGTTTTATTTCCTAGAGAGATGACGTTTTCAAGTGATACTGTACGAGTAGCCATTAGATAAATCCTCCACCATCGATATTACTAATAGCAACATCACCCAGACTAATCTCTTGTTCAATCTGTGTGATGAATGTATCACTAAGATCACTGTCTTCAACAGATCTATCCAGAAGTGTGTCTGGAGTGACCAATACAAAATTCTTAGTCTCTCGATCAAAAGAAACAATCAATCCATCCTTACTCTCATCTAATGTTCCAAATGCAGTATCACCCATCTCCTCAAGACGAGAAGGTTGTCTTGTAGACACAACACTTGGTTTGTCGGGAGTTGTTACTTTTACTGACGCTCTTGGTGTGTTAGGACGTTTTACTACTGCCATTTTAGGTCGTAATACCAGCGGTTACCTCAGCCTGACCTTCTACCATTCTAGAGATTTTTCCAGATGCAGAGGTCAAATAGACATCATAAAAGTATCTACCAGGTGAAAGTCTAAGAGTCTTACCAGCAGTCATTGCAATAGAAACTTCACCTGTTGATGCAGTAATACTTACTGAAAAACTCTCAGAAGTTGGTGATGCAGGATACTTTTTAATTTTAGATTGACCAGAGTATCCAGTCAGATTAGATGCACTCCCATCCGTTTCAGTAGAAGTGAAGATTTCACTGAAATCGGCACCTTGTGCAATTACAATATTGACAGTAGGAGTCGCAGCCATTTCTTATATTATTTTGAACTATTTATCTTGACTTTGTTGTTTCAATAATTTTTGTAATTCTGCTGTCGAACCAACAAACAGAGCATTATTGACAGTAGTTGGGCCTTTGGTCTCTTTTTCCTCATTGACATCTTTTAGTTTTTGTTGAAGAGTCAGCAGTTTATCAGTTGCATCTGCTACGTTCTTGATCAACTGACCTGCAACTTCATATGCACGAGGCATCTCACTTTCTTGAGCTAGTTCAAGAATTCCATCAATAGCCTCTTGACCCTTCTCAATGATTGAGTAGAGATTACCTCTGGTGTAGTCGTAGTCTTTTTTGATATCATCTGATTGAGACTTAATCATCTCAATTTGTTGTTCAACCTTTTCCACCTTTTCTACCTCAACTTCAGTCGGTTCAACATTGAAGGTTTCATCTAGTTTCTCATACTTACTCATGTGTTACCTCAGAAGATATTACCATTGAAACCAAAGTCATCACCAAACTCAATGAGTTTATTGTCGGATTCAGTAATGGTATAAACACCAGCACCCCCAACATGTGTTTGTGCTTTGGTGTTGTCTTGACCTCTTCTCACACGGAGAGTTTTATCAGTTGTATTGATTTTCTCAATATACATCTCTTCTTGATCAACATACACATATGTTTTTTCTGTGAGACCACTAACATCATTGACAGTGAGAATTTTGTCTCCAAGTTGAACATCTTGTGCCAGATTGGTAGCAAGACTACCATCATAATCTTTGGTAGCTCTTGGTGTAACTTGATAGGTGATGTCTCTTGTAAGAACCTGACCGTCTGTTGATTGTGCAAGATAACCAACAGTAACCTTCTTGATAATATCCCCAGAAATATCTGTGATAGGACCGTACAGGTATGTCTTAGCTGTGAATGTGAAAGTATATACTAGAGCTCTTCTAGTTTCAAAGTTCCCTTCATAGTCATCCTCCATTGAGATGTCATCCAAAATAATTGGAACATCCTTTACCTCATTCAGATTACCAAGGAATTTGACACCCAAATTATAGGATGGTGCAAAGTATGGAAGAATTTGTTCAGTAATTTGTAACATGTCATCATTCAGTTTTCCATAAACCGAAAGGACAATAGTCATATTATATGGGACAGGAGAATATACTCTCTTTGTCTCTTGTCCATCGGGTGTTGTAGTGATGAATGATTGAGTCTTTGTTGTCTTCCTTTCTGGATCATATGACAGATTGGTGAACTCAAATGACATACGAGGAAGAGTCAGTTGAGTTGGCCTATTCAGATCAGCTTCTTGTTGCATGCGAGCAAGAAACTTTTGGGTGGGACCATATGCCAAAGGCACTTTAATCACACTCCAGTTTTCATCTTGATCATTCTTGTGATGAACTTCGATGTCATTGAATAGAGAACCGAACGCAATAATTACAGAACGGAAAACCTCATTGTAAAAGTATTCAAACATTGTACTTTACATCCCTATACCCTTATTTAGTTAAGGCATACCAAATGGATTCTGTTGACTAAAATCAACAATATCTTCAGCTTTTAATTCAATAGTATCATTTTCAGCAAATGGTGTTACCAAATCATATTCTTCTTCATCACTAAGTGCATATTTCGCTCCCGATTCTTGGCCAACAAGAATTTCTCCAGGAGTAAAGTCACCGGTAACAATAGACACTTCAAGTAAGTTGGTGTTTACATCCCAATCCTTAACTCTAGCAGTTGTGGAGGAAGAGGAACCAACAATAATTTCATTGAAGATATAAGTTCCAATACCCACATCAGTTCCAATACCTTGAGGTCCAGAGAAAGTGATGGTTGGAGCCACTGTATACCCAGCACCAGCATTTATAATGTAAGCTGCGGTAACAATACCAGATTTATTAATTGTTGCGATACCAATAGCAGTCGTTCCAGCTCCTGGAGGTGAACCGATTGTTACAGTTGGTGCCTCGAAGTATCCAGAACCTCCATCTGTTACAGCGATAGAGATAACAGATCCTGTTGTGATAATACCAACAGTTGCGGCTGCACCAACACCATCATCACCTTTCTCTGTTTGGATGGTAACCATTGGTGCGATTGTATATCCACAACCAGCATTTGTCAACAAGATTGCTGCAACCTTACCACCATACAAACCATTACAGTTAATAAACTCATTAGTAATAGATGCAATACCAGTAGCAGTAGTACCACCATCTGGTGCAGAAGTAAATCCAACCTTAGGTATCTTGGAATACTTCTTACCCATATTGGTGATATAGATGGGTGATACAGATCCAGAGGAACAGTATGAAGAAATACCCAGTGCTGATGACCCAGCACCAATCATAGTCAGTGTTCTGATATAACCAATTTCTTCGATCTCAGTGTCAATCTGATCAATATTTGTATCAATAACCTCATCTTCATAACGGAAGAGTTCACAAGTTAGAGTGTAGATATAGTTCTTTCTGAGTTGATAGAATGGTTTTTCATGTTCAACGAACTTAATCTCAAACAGTCTACCACC